CGGCGTGATGCTGATCCAGCCAGGCGATGATGAGGTGCCGGTGCGGTTCCAGGCTGTGCCGCCGTTCCTGGTCGCGGTCGAGGAAGGGCCGCACGGCTCGATCCAGAACGTCTATCGCAAGCTCAAAATGCGCGTCGAAGCGGTGCCGCAGCAATGGGGGGATCTCAAAGTCTCGACCGAGCTGCAACAGATCATCGATGACAAGCCGACCGACGACATCGAGCTGCTCGAGGCAACGATTTATGTGCCGGACGAGGAATACTACTGCTATCACGTCATCTGGCCGGAAAAGCAGCAGGAGCTCGTTTATCGTGAGCTCGACAGCTCGCCCTGGGTGGTAAGCAGGTTCAGCAAAACCGCTGGCGAGAACCTGGGGCGCGGTCCTCTGGTCAGTGCATTGCCCGACATTAAGACCCTTAACCTGGTCAAAAAGCTGATCCTGCAAAACGCGAGCCTGTCGATCTCCGGCGTCTATACCGCTGCGGATGATGGTGTGTTGAACCCGGCGACGGTTAAGATCCAGCCAGGTGCGATTATACCGGTAGCGCGCAACGGTGGCCCACAAGGTGAAGCGCTGCGACCCCTTCCCCGCGCTGGCGATTTCAACGTGGCGCAGATTGTCATCAATGACCTGACGATGAGCATCAAGAAAATGCTGCTCGATGACACGCTGCCGCCTGACAACATGAGTGCGAGATCCGCGACCGAGATCAACGCAAAGCTAACCGAGCTCGCGCAAAACCTCGGCAGCGCATTCGGTCGCCTGATTACCGAGGCGATGACGCCAATCGTGCAGCGAACCCTGGCCGTCATGGACCAGCAGCGGCTCATCGATCTGCCGCTCCGCGTTGACGGTCAGCAGGTCAAGATCGTGCCGGTGTCGCCCTTGGCCCAGGCGCAGAACAACGAGGAACTGCAATCCGTTCTCCAATTCATGCAGCTCGCGCAGTCGATGGGTCCAGCCGGTCAGATCGCGATTAACCAGGACAAGGCCATCGCGTTCATGGCGGATCGGCTCGGAGTGCCTGGCTCGATCCTCAACAGCCGCGAGGAACGCGAGGCAATCATGGCGCAGATGGCCCAGGAAGCCGAGCAAGCCATGATGCAGCAGGCAGAAATGGAGGCACCCGTTGAGTGAATGGGACGAGCTCACGCGCAACGCTGAGCCGGTTGATGATTTAGACAAATTGCACCTTCGTGTTTTCTCGACTCGGGACGGGAAAAAGCTGCTCAAGCATTTGCGCGGCGTCACGATTGAGCAGCCCACCTGGTACCCCGGCGAAGATCCAAGTCATGGATATGCGCGGGAAGGCCAGAATTCCCTGATCCGTGAAATCGAAAGGCGGATCTCCCGAGCACGAAAGGAAACCGATGACCGAGGAAGCGACGACCGTTGAGGCTGAGAACCAAGAGGCCAGCCAGGACGACAATCAAAGCCTTCTAAACGTAACCGCTGAGACGATAGCAACGCCCGATCCCGAGGACGCTGATGGCGCTCCGGTGATGGTAGATCCTGATGCGCCGCCGGACGAGCCCGTCGCAGCGGCTGAACGCCCCGACTACATCGAGGAGCAATTTTGGAATGATGAAGATGGTCAGGTCGATCTCGAAAAGCTGGCGAAATCTTACAAAGAGCTGCGCGTCAAAATGTCGGCAGGTAAGCACAAAGCTCCTGAAGATGGTCAGTATACCCTGGACGAAGTGCCGGAAATTCCTGAAGACGATGAGATGCTGGGCGAGTTCCTGGATATCGCGCGCGAGGAAGGTCTTAGCCAGGAACAAGTAGATAAAATTCTACGGGTTTATGTCGATACCCAGGCGATTGCCCAGACCCAAGTCGAGGAAGAACGGGCAAAGCTCGGGCGTAACGCTGACCGAATTATCGAAAGCATGGACGGCTGGCTGACTAATTTTGGGAAGTCTGGCGTATTGTCTGACAACGAGCTGAACGCAATCGCGAATGCGGCAACGTCTGCCGATTTCATTAATGCGATGAACAAGATCCGAAAGAGCTACAGCGAGCCAGACATCCCCTCCGTCGAAGCATCGATGGATGTGCAGCCCACGACGATGGACGAAATTACGAGCCTAATGTCTGACCCGCGCTATGGCGTCGATATGCATTATACGAACCAGGTCGAACAAAAGGTCTATGCGATGCACGGCGAGAAGATGTAGCCCCTATTGCGTTTTGTAAATGGCGACATTATTGTGAGTGCTTGACCGATAACCGTTGGCCGGTCTGCTGACTGTCGGCCCTGATTTCCAGGACAACCGCGAAACATTTTTTTTCGTTTTAACCCTGGAGGTCTACAATGGCTCTGTCCATTTCCAACGCCTTCACAACCATATTCGACCAGGAAGTTAAGCAAGCCTACCAGGCTACGCGGAAACTTGCCGGTCTGGTTCGTGAACGCAACGCGCAGGGTGCATCGACCGTTAAATTCCCGAAGCTCGGCAAAGGCTCGGCCACGGTTCGCACCCCTCAGTCTGATGTGACGCCTCTTAACGTCACGCACTCAAATGTTTCGGCAACGATGACCGACTACATCGCCGCCGAATACACCGACATTTTCCAGCAGTCGCACGTCAACTTCAACGAGCGGCAGGAGCTGGTGCAGCTCGTCGGTAACGCAATCGGTCGCCGCATGGATCAGGTCGTCATCGACGCGCTTGATGCTTGCACACCTGCAACGGTTGCGAATTCCGTCGGTGGCGCGAACACCGATATGAACGTCGCCAAGATCCGCGAAGCGGCCAAAAAGCTAAATGCGAATAATGTCCCTTCCGGGGATCGCGTTCTGCTGATGCACGCCAACTCGCTCAACGCCCTGCTCGGCGAAGACAAGGCCACCAGTTTCGATTTCGAGACGGGGCGCGCCTTAATGTCTGGGTCGATCTCGTCCTACATGGGTTTCAGCATCGTGACCCTGGGCGATATGGACGAGGGCGGTCTGACCATCGACGGCTCCAGCGACCGCGTAGCGTATGCGTTCCACAAGAACGCGCTGGGCCTTGGTATGTCGATGAACCAGCAATCCCGCGTTGACTACATTGCAGAGAAAACCTCGTTCCTCGTGGCGAGCATGTTCTCCGCTGGTGCGGTCGCCGTTGAGGATGGAACCGCTGGCGGCATTGTCAAAATCACTTGCCGGGAGTCCTAATCATGGCTTTTTCGAGAGACGGCTGGAACCCTATCGGAGGGCAGAGCAAAAAGGGCAATGCTCCTGCGATTTGGTCCTACACTTCGGCGGACGCCATCGCGACGGTCAACACCTCTGGATATTTCAATGCAGTATCCGACGAGGTTTCTGTTCGTGATGTCATCCTGGTGATGGACAGCAACACACCGACGGCGAACTGGGTGATCGTGCTCAGCAATGCGTCGGGGGTTGTTGATGTTTCCGACGGAACCGCAATCGCGGAAACCGACGGCGACTAACGAAGAATGGGCGGGGTCTAGCGCTGATCCCGCCCACCCTTTCTTTTCGGAGGGCCAATGGCGTCAGGCGACACGAAACTTTCGATCTGTTCCGACAGTCTAATCATGCTGGGGGCTTCGCCCCTTTCGTCGTTTTCAGAAGGCACCGACGCCGCGCAGATCTGCGACCGCCTATATGACGATATTGCCGAGTTCGTTCTGACCCTCCACCCCTGGGCTTTTAGCTTCAAAAAAACGCAGCTTGCCAGGACGGTGGATACCCCTGCCTCAGAATTCAAATACGAATACGTTTTGCCCGCCGACATCATCGGCAGCGGTGTTCGCGCAGTGTTTAACAGCTCGAGCGCGGGAGCCCGCCCGGTCAACGAAGGCTGGACGATTGTCGGCGACAAGCTGCTGACAAGCCTCGAGACAGTGTTTGTTGATTATCAGTTCCACGTTTCCGAGGACGTAATGCCGTCTTACTTCGTGCAGCTCCTCAAGTATTGGCTCTCCTGGCATTTCGCCGAGACGGTCACGGACCAGATTACAAAAGCGCAGTATTACCAGGTGATCGCTGTTGGCGGCGCTGGTGACAACGGGCGCGGCGGCATGACCCGCCAGGCGATGCAAATCGACGGCTCCAATAAGCCTAACCAGGCAATCGAAGACTTTGATCTTATCAGGGTGAGGGCAACGTGAGCCGTGTTGTTCGAATCCAGACTAACTTTGCATCAGGCGCTATCGACCCCTTACTCCGGTCGCGCGTCGATCTGAATCAGTATTACAACGGGCTCCAGACTGCCGAGAATGTCACGATCATGCCGCAGGGCGGATTGCGGCGGCGGGACGGCCTTCGATACATCACTGAGCTGCCGAGTGCTGCAAACCCTCAGAACGGTGTGCGCCTGATCCCGTTCGAGTTCAGCGCGGACGACAGCTATATGTTCGCCCTGGTCAATCAGCGGATCTACATTTTCCGCGACAAGGTGCTCGTCACCGACATCAATGGCAGCGGCAACGATTACCTGGCGGTCAGCTCGATCACGTCCGCGATGCTGCCGAA